CTACTGTCTCCCCTGTTCCATAAAGGCTTATTGCCCAACCAGGTTCAAGGGAAAATGACCGATTTATGCAGGGGATTTCATCAGACTCATCTCTAACCCACAACCCAGCATATCCACTTGAGTCCCTTTCCATAAGACCACCATCGGAGTAATACATTCCAATGTAATCCCCAGATGTAACATCCATATCCAATCCCGAAGATGTCTGCTTGCTGCCACTTGTTACTGAGCCTAGAGCTTCACTATCACGAGTTGACAGATGATTATCTGATACAACGAAGAAAGTGGCAACTTCGCAATTGCTCAAGTCCTCATTAGCCCATATTTCAACCTCATCAATTGTTCCCGTATCGTTTGCAGGGTTTTCCTTGTTGACTAATGTGCCGAAATCCTGTGTAGTGCCTCTATCTTCTGCTGTCGCACCTATATCAATCTCAGTAGAAGGAAATATCTCACCAATATCTTTTGACCTTATAGCTAGGGGCAATTCCTTTATTAAAGCTACTTTTTCTAGGCATTGTGGTTTTCTGAGTTTATATAGTTCTGGGTCTATCTTGTCATATCTAGTTGGGCGTTTTCTGGTCTCAACATCCCAGCCTTTACGCATACCGCCTTTGACTTTATCCAGTTCTTGAAGCCAAGCAGCATAGAAGTTAGGCAAGTGAAAGTTAGCTTTGGCAACTATTATATCCTCGGTAACATCAGGAGGGAGATACAGGAAGTGGTTGTGGAAGGGAGCTAATACCCACTTTTTAGGTAGGTTATCTAACCACTGCTGGTATTTCTTTGGATTAAGAGGGTTGCCTCTGTCATCCACTTTCCCTGGATACCCACTAGCTGGTATTACAGGCACAAGGTAATGGCGTTCATCATAGCGGGCGTCATCAGGCTCAAGATAAAAGGCAAGCCTTACCTTAACATTGCCGTGAAACTCACCACAGCCAGTTGGTTCAATTCTTGCTATTGGCATTTAAGTCTCCTATCCGTGGTGTAGTATGTCCTGTGTCTCTCCCTTGCCTGGCACTACTATATTCTTAACTGTGCCATCAGGGTATATCTCTCGCCTAGGCCCGCCTTCAATGCCCAATACATAACATTTTATCTTATGCCTCATTCCTCTAGTGCCTATGCTTAATCTAGTTCGTCTGGCTACAAAACCTTTAGCTCCATTGAGGTCTACTGCGTGCCGTCTAAGCAGAGAATTGAAACGAGTGCCAGGGAACTGCCTAGCCATATCAGGAGTAATAGGTATCCACCAGAAGCGTAGGACATTCTTGTGGTCTACTTCAGCATACTTATTCTCTCTGTTAGTAAATGGGTCAAGCTGAGGTAAAGCCTGCCCATTGTTATACTCGGCTACCCAGAACATCTCAATGATGGGTCTGCCTATAACGGGCAGGCTTGTAAATGTTTCTAAAGTCATGGTTGCCTCCTAGGCTTCATCATAGACAAATGTTAAAGTTTCCGCTGCCTGAGCACCTCTTGTAGCATCGTCATCAACTTCTGCCTGCAGGACAACTCCCTTAAACCCTTCAGCTATAGTATGGTCTCCACTATCTACAGTTAGCTCAGAGCCATCGGTATAACCATCTACCGCTGTCGGGACATTATGGTTGCCTGTGCCAGACTTATACCAAGCATGACCATCAGTAACATTGTCCATATCATCACCTTCGGTGCCTACTGTGCCTGTAGCTTGGTCATAGCTTGCTACTGGAACACCACAATCCACTCCACTCTTTGTGCCAACCCATAGTTCTCCACCTGCTCCTAGTGCCCAACCACAAGCTCCGTCTGAGTAGAACAGATGGTTGTTAAGCACTGTAGCATCCTGAATGTTAGTGATAGTAAGATGCAAGGTCATCCAGAATGAGAAGATAGTGCCTGCTGCTGGAACAGGAATAGGGTTAGCTGTCCCTGGAGCATCGTCATCCATAGTGGATAACCTAGGTGTAGTTACTGTGTCTTTGTCAGGAGTTACTCCTGAGAACTGTTGAACTACTACTGTCGCAACTGTCATAGTCTTTTACCTCCTTTTATCCTAATAGAACCTTAATAAGAATAGCTGCCGCAATGGCAACTATAATCATCTGAACTCTTCTATTTGTTCTCACATCTACTGATAGATGAAAGAACTCCTTACTATGCCATGTCCTGAACCACTTGGGGGAGCCATTCGGAGCTTCTCTATTCACTAGCCACCTCCCCTTGGGAATGTTTTACCAGTAGCCTTCTCCGCTTGGCTATAAGCTATTGCTACAGCCTCTTCCTGCTCACGGCCCTCTCGGACTAGTTGGGCTATTGTGTCAGAAATTGCCGCCTTAATCTGAGAGTCACTGCTATCTGGTGTTAAACCTTCAGCCATAGTTGGCATGCTACGCCTCCATCTCTCGCATTATATCAGCAAGATGTTCGTTAAATGATTTAGAGCACAGCTTCTGAACCAAGTTAGTAAGGCTCTTTATCTTGCTGTTCTCTTCCATATACTGTGTAGTTATCCAGTCGCCACCACCAGACTTCTCCTCCATCTTGAAGAAGTTGCCATTCTCCCATGTTATCTTAAACTCAAGTTCCTTCACAGCCATATTATACTCCTCCTCTATGCATCTACTTCAACACCATCTAGTGCTTATGGTATCTTAGAACGATAGTGGCAGTAGCATTTAAGGTATTCTCTGTCTTCATCCTATACCAGACCTTCTGCCCCTTAGCTATGACAAGTGGTCTGAACCTCCTCTGCTCATCAGAGTCAATCTGCTTGGTTCCAGACCCAAAGTCATGGACATCAGTCTTAGTTACAGCGCCTGCAGTAGCTCCATAGCCTATCTCAATGACATAGAGTACATCTGCCTCACTCGTTGTCCTTATCTGCAAACCTGTAATATGGATTGCAGAAACAGCAGCTATTGAACCCAGAGTTGTAGCACCACTATCTGTTATCTCTGCCCAGGTTCCAAACTCATCTATTGCTCCTGATGTAAGAGTACAGGTTAAGTCTATATCAGATGATAAGTCAGGAAAGAGAAATGACTCATGAGATAACTCAAGGTAGATCTCCTTGTTGTCAATTAGGACAGGAGTACCTATATCTACATCTCTTGCCATATTATCCTCCTATTAAGTAGGATTAAGGGGAGAGCAGTTGCCTACCCTCCCCTTCGTCTGCCTAGATGGTCTCATATGGATATGGGGTCAGGAACACTCTGATGCCGTGGAAGTTGGCGCCATTTCCTCCAGGTAAGCAGTTACCATGGAATCGGAGATACCGCTTCTTAGTGGCGAATCTCACGACATAGATACCAGAGTGCTGGATACTGTCTGGTGCATCAGCTGCAACACCGTTTACAACACCGACGAAAGTTCCAGAAGCACCACCTCCAGCAGCCTCGGCTTTGACAGTCAGTGCCTCAGAAGTATTGTCAAAGACGTCTCCTGCAGCTACCATGGCAATCTCTATATAGCCTACTCCATTAGCCACATAGAGTTCTGGAGCGAAGTGAGTGATTATGCCGTCATCGTTGGTAGTTCCGCCATACAGGTACTTTCCAACATCTGCCTCAACAGGAGGGGTAGTAGTTTTAGCAGGCACTCTCCTGATATAGGTGTATATTCTTGGGAACATGGCTAGTCCTTCCCAGTTAAACTCTGGTCTATCAGAGTGCTCGATGAAGGCATCTAGTGTATTCCCATATGAGACATTTGCAAGTGGCACGAGCATTACTGCCGCCAAGCCCTTTACTCCTGTTTCCCTTATGTCCAGAACCCTCTTTCCATAGCCATCCCTGACAGTAGTGACTGCTGGGGTCTCGTTGTTGTACTTGAAGAAAGTTGAACCGTCGTAGAAAATTGTGTCTGCATCAAAAGGCATCTTATTCCTCCTTTGTTTATTTTGTCTAGTTTAAGACTGGACAGTAGAATCTGGGAAGACGTTATACAGTCTACCGACAGCCCTCGGGTCAGCCAGAGCTAGCCCTAGAGGCCAATCAACCTCGGTGCGATAAACTGGTTTAGCTTCCAGCAGTCCTTTGTCCTCTACCTCCAGTGGATACTCCTGAATACCCCACAGCAACTCACCAATCCCAAACTTGACAGCGTAGATAGAGGTGGACACTGGGTCTGTGGCAGTATAGAGACTATCAGGGTCTTCAGTATTGAGGATAATCTCAGTAATCTGGTCAGCCTTAACGCCAATGTCAACTAGGCGACAACCCTGGTAGACATCTACCACTCGGTCAAACATATCCCTTGTGTTGTCTAGGAGCTTCTCCTTCCTCAGAACAGCACGAAGACACAGAAGCATCTTCTTGTTCATAAGCAAGAAATCGGGACTGTGGCCCTTAATGGAGTAGATTAGCTGGTCTATCTTATTCAGGAAGTTGTGGCTATCAGCAGTGGCATACAGGATACCTGCGTCACGAGCTGCACCATAAGTACCAGCGTTATCAATCTTTTGCTCGGTGTAGCCCTCAGCAACAACTTCATCTACACGCAGCGCTAGACCCCTAAACTCATCCTCTTGAGTAAAGTGACCAGCAACTGTTACAGTAGGGTCTCCATTGATGAACTTGTCATTGAACTTGTAAGCCATTGCCTTGAGTGCCATAACCTGTGCAATCGCCCTTGCATCGGCTATGGTATTCTTAGCCCTAGCAATAGCCTTATCGCAATCCAGATAACAGCCCATCAGGGCGATATTCTCCACCTTCTGCTCGAAGTGGCCCACTGCCGCAGCATAACCCTCGTTTATCTTACGAAAGCCGACACTGGGCAGGTCTTGTACTCTCACGATAGTAGTGGCAAGCTGTCCAATGGTCTCCCAAGGGATTAGCTGCATAAGATTAGACTCCATCAGGAGTGTATCTGTCACTGACTTCCTTAAGGTATCGGTCTCAATCTTGGATAATTCTGCTAAAGTCCAAGCATCAGCCATAGTATATTATTCCTCCTTATTTAGATTTTCCGCCTTGTTCGTAGGCCATTCTAGCAAGAGACATTGGGCTAATGCCCTTAAGAGCCTCTGCTCCACCGCCTCCGCCACCAATAGCATAGTTACCTGCGCCTCTGGTGGCTAGGACGGCTTTAATGGCCTCCTCATAGTGGTCAAGCTGCTCCATAGTCTTTTCCTTTACAGTATCAGCAGGGATACCATAGGTTGCCACTATAAGTGTCCTACGATACTCAAGAGCTTCATCAGTTAGCTCTACTCCGCTCTTCTTAGCGGCCTCTAAATCTTGCTTGACCTGTGCTAGCTCTTCTGCGGTGCCAGTATGCACCGCTACCTTTTCCTCAAGCCCAGTAACCTTGGCTTCAGCCTGAAGCACCTCTTGGCGGGCAGTTGCAAGGTCAGTAGTGGCAGTTGTAATTTCTGCCTGATGAGCCTTTTGAGATTCTGCTGCCTGCCTCTCAAGAGCTTCAGCGCTCCCCTTTACTGCTAACAAGTCTGACTCTTTAGCATATCGGACATCTTTACCTTCAGAGTCCCTTATGCTGAGAGTGCCATCTTTGTTCTCAGTATAGGTCAGTTTGGTATCATTGTCTCCCATAATTCTTACCTCCTATCCTATATTATAACATACTGGGATACTGTTGTCAAATGATATAATGTAACATAGATATATTATATAGTATTATACCATATCGCATTATATTAACTCTAAGATACTCTTCCTGTATCTACACAAATCTGTTTATAGACAGCTTCAGCTTGAGGAGTCTTAAAGGATGTAGTCCTCCCCCAATAGAATAACCAAGCGTCAAGATGAGGATTGGCATATCTAAGAGCTGCTCGGTTAGCTGAGACATCTGAGCGGAAGCTAGAGATTAGTTGGAGTTGAGTCTTAGTAGAAATCATATTCCTAATCTCACCCTGTCTAGTTAGCTGCTGTCCAGTCCGTTCAAGGTAGAGGAACTCCTTGACTAATCTCTGCTCCTCTTCAGGATAAGCTTCCAGAGAGGCCTCCCAGATGCCATAGTACTTTCTGAGATATACATTACCGACATCTCGTCTTACTTCCTCCATTCGGATAGCATTTCTGGATAAGTAGGCTTCCCATTCCTCCTTAAGCTCCTCAGGGATAGCATCCTCAATTGCCATTCGCTGAGCAAAGAATGTATCCCAGTCAGTATATTTCTCTCCAGTCTCCTCATCTATTGCCTCAGTGTTAAGTTCAATGCTGAAGTATAGATTGAGGAGTTCCCTCATAGGATGCTGGACAGGGATAGGAATACCATATTTCTTGTAGTATTCCTTCCTACCCTCCATAGTCATATTAGGATTCTCCTCTATCTTCTTATCAATGTAGGCCCGCT